TCGGGGCAAGGCCATCAATCGGGAAATCGGCTTTTGGTTCAGAGGTCTGCTATCGCATGGCGAAGTCTTTTGGCAAGCCGACTTTGTTTGTGAGTCTCGAAATGAACTTTCGGCAAATGGCATCGCGGTTTGTTCTGCGCGGGTCTAACATGCGGGTCAGCGACTTGAACAGATTGAGCTATACCAACGAGCAACTTGACGCAGCGATGACTAAGGCCCTGCAAGACTCAGACACCCCGATGGAGTTCTGGCACAAGCCATCAGGGACAATCGCACAGATTGAAGGACGCATAAGATCAGACGTTGCAAGGCGTGGCTGTAGGTGCGTTGTAGTGGACTACCTTCAGTTGATTCGGGCTCCAGGATACAGCGATCCAAAGCTTCGCGTCTCGTTCGTCATGAAAGAGCTAGTTAGGATCAGCAAAGAACTGATGATTCCAGTCGTCGTCTTGGCTCAAGTTGGCAGGCAGGCAGAAGGTACTATGCCAACGCTTAGCGACCTAAAAGAATCGGGAAGCGTCGAGGAAGATTCTGACACAGTGATTTTACTACATCGCGAAAAGAGGGATTCGGAAGAATTGCTTTGTGAGGTGGCAAAACAACGGAACGGAGAAATCGCAAAGCTTACATTAGCGATGCGAAACGGTGTTGTAATGGCGGTCAGCGAAGTCGCTACCGAGTTTCATAATGACTTTGGAGGGTATTGAGATGGCTGAAGAAAAAAAAGGCGATCCGAATTTGGTTCAATTCCGGCGTTACGCTGAAGCTGCGCTGTCTGGATTGATTAGCGACCGAAAAGAATTTGACAGCGATCGCTACATGGCACGCAGAGCGTTTGAAATAGCAATAGCAATGATGACGGAAGAAATTAATGCATTTGAAGCGTTTCAGCTCATAGCACTTGAACGTGTTGTTGCGAAACAAAGATCCAAGCATGGCATCGAAGAACCAAGCGAACGATCGAAGGTGTTCTAATGAAACTTTCCGAATACTTTGCCAACATCGAGGATCTTAAATCCGAAAATAAAGACCTTCGCAAGCAGCTTGAGCGAACGAGCCGAAAGCTGACCGAATCTCAGGCGAGAACCAAAGAGTTATTCGACGCACTCCGAGCCGTCGTCAACAAAGATCATCCAGCGTTAAGGAAAAAGAAATGAAAGTCGGCGATAAGGTTTGGGTGAAAGCAACGGTAGTTGAGGTAGACAACACAGGTGCGAGGCTGATAACCGAAGTCTACGGTGAAAGATTCTGGGCGTTAAACAGAGAATTTCGGCACGAAAGCGACATACTTGACGGGACTGAGATTATTACGAATTACAAAAGAGGAATCGAGGTGCAAGGTGAGTGAGTTCAAAGTCGGCGATAAAGTTTGGGTTGAATGCGAGGTTGTTGATGATCCTTGTCACGGCAAGGTTAAAATTGTCTATTGCAACTTAAGCTTTTGGCCGTATCTCATAGACTGCAAGCCCGTCGAGCCCGAAGCGGTTGTCAAGCAATCCTTGACAACTGAAAGCGATCCCGTCAATCCATCGCACTACAAGCAATTACCGGCTGAAACGATCGACATCATCGAAGCAGCGATTGAGAATGCACCAAGCAACAAGGTGGCTGGTTTACATTGGCAGGTTCTAAAGTACGCTTTGCGGTGCTGGTTCAAGAACGGCATCGAGGATCTCAAGAAGGCTCGGTGGTATCTCGATCGGTTGATCCAAGAGGAGGAGTCGAAGTGAGAATTTTCATTCCAGGCGAGCCGGTGGCGCAACCACGGCCAAAGGTCTCGACGCATGGCGGATTCGCTAGGGCCTACGTCGATGCGAAGCATCCGATTCATGCGTTCAAACAGGCTGTCCAGTTGGCTTGGAAATCTTCGATCAATCGATGCTTGACAGGGCCATTGTCAATCGAGATTGTTTGCTGGTACTCAAGGCCGAAGGGCCATAGCAAGATTCGTCGAGCGAGTCGAGAACCTAAGATGAGCAGGCCGGACATCGACAATACGGCCAAGGGCATCCTCGATTCCTTGAACGGTGTTGCTTACATCGACGATGGGCAGGTCTACCGACTGACCGTCGAGAAGTGGTACGTTGGGCCAGAGGATCAGGTCGGCACATGGATCGAGGTGGTACAATAATGGAACGCAAAAACATTTCCCAGCCCGATGAAGCTTGGGCGGCATGGGACAAAGCAGCGGCGAAACTCGACATGACTCTAAGCCAACTGATTTTCGAGGCTATGAACGAGCATTTAGGGCTCTTTCTGACGCGCAAGATCAAGAAGCGACCAAAGACAGCAAAGGCGGCTCGGAAGCGTCTAAAGCGAATTTAGAGCCGTTGCTTGCAATTTCAGCGGGTCAAGCCTAAAATGCGGGAAAGGAGTCAGAATTATGGAAAGTCTTTTCAAGTCCAAACGGTTTTGGGTATCGCTGGCAGCCGTTGCTGTCGTCGTCCTTAAGGACAAGGTTCCCTTGACTGAGGATCAAATACAGATCCTGGTTTACGCCGTTGGAGCGTGGGTGGTAGGTGAGTCGATTCGTCCAGTGGATCCAAAGCCGGAGGTGACCAAGTGATTTTACTTGAGCGATTGAAGGAGCTCGGCAAGAAGCATGAAGGCGACTTTGCCCAAGCCTACGCCGAAGCAGACGGCAACACTCGGACGGCTCGCAGGATTCTTCGGCACAAACTCAAAAGTGTTTACGGATTTGATCCGGCGACGATGGCGATGATTTTCGCGTTGATTCAACTGGCCTTCAAAGTCTGGAAGTGGGCCGAGGATAACGGCTACCTCTCGTCCTACAATCCTGCGGACGTGCCAATGGGATATCTTCTTCAGGTCGCTTACGATGCTGGAGAATTCGGCGACGATGACGATCAAGACTAAGCCCTCGGGAACCCGATCTTTTCCGATACCCTTAGCGTCGGTGAGTTCCCTGGGGCAAAAAACAAGGATGGATGATGGCTGACGAAAAGAAAAAAGAAAACTGGTTGCCTTGGATTGTCGCGGCGTTGGCGGTCTTTGCGATGTTGCGGAACCAGCAACCGTCGGACAAGCCACAACCGAAGGATCTCAAGGCGGTCGTCTCTCAGACGCTACCATCGATCCGATCGGCCTACAAGCAGGCTTTCTTGGAAGCAGCATCGAAGATTGAATCTGGCGAGATTAAAGATCAAGAAGCTTGGACGAAATTCATTGCCGACAACGCAGGGGCCAAACAACGGGAAGCACTCGATCGAGTCTATGAGGCCATTGACAAACTCGATTTGCCTGCAAGCTTCGCCGGTAAGGAATCAGAGATAGCCAAGGTCAATCGGGAGATAGCGGGGGCGTGGTAATGAGTGATTTTTTCACAGGCTATGACCCAACCATTGAAAATCGAGACGCGATCAAAGCAGGATCGACCGAAATTGCTTTCACCATGCGAGACTTCGCGGCACCCGAAGAAATCGATCCTCGAAAGTTGATGCGGCATGACAAGCAAGGCAACATGGGATCGTGCCAAGGCTTTTCGCTTACTAATGCTTGCGAGTATGTTTGGTCGTTGGTTCATGGATCGTTTAGCGTTGATCGTCAGTTGTCGCAATTGTTTGCGTATCTTGAGTCACAAAGACAAAGCCAAGGTCTACTCGGTCGCGACGCAGGATCCACCATCGAAGCAGGCTTGAAGGTCGCAACGTCGATCGGGATGCTTCCCGAGAAAGACCTACCATACTCAACGCCATATCCATCGAACGCTCGGACGCTGATTACCGATGACATGAGGATGAAGGCTTTTCCGTATCGCATCGGGTCGCATACTTGGCTAGATTCGTATGATGCCATCTTTCGATACTTGGCAAGCGGTGTAGGTGCAGTTCATACCGGGACGCTTTGGAATGACTCGTTCTACGCTCGCAACGGGGTGCTTGAATCGGTCAGTCTTCGCGGCGGTGGCGGTCATGCTACGGCGTGGCTAGGGTACAGCAAACGCAAAGACAGCAAGAACCGCAACTATATTTGGAGACTCAACAGCCATAACGATTCTTGGACTGAGATTGCTCCAAGCGTGATTGATGCTCTCTGTCGGCATCAGTGGACATCGATTGTCGGCGTGTCGGATCTTTCAACGCCAGGGCCACGCAAAGTATCCTGGATGCAGTCGAGGCCATTGGGATGAGCAATCTAATCGAGCATTACCCAGAGCCTTTAACATGCATGAGGCTTGATCCTATGACTTCCCAAGAGTTGTTTTATGCAACCAGAACAGTCTACCTAACCGAGTGGCCTAAAGGTGATTCGTTTTCGAGTGCCTTCACAACGGTATGTCGAAAGTCCACTTTTGCATTTTGCGATGCTCGGATTGCTATTGATTCTGAAAGCCTCGACAGGGAGGCGTTAGGATGAACCTCAGCAACGGAGAAAAGAGAATGTTTGCTGTGATTGGTTTTTGCTTTTTTAGTTGGTTCTTTGGATCGAATCCAAAGCCCGATCCAACTCAGTGCGACATTCCATCGAGCGACTTGATTCAGCAGGTCGCAACTGTTCGAGAATCTCTAACGGTTCAACCGCAAGCCATCGAAGATCCTAAACCGGTACCAAGCCCAAGCGACAAGCACGAAAAGACGAAACGCGAAATACTGATTTTTGTCTCTGCGAATTGCCCCCCATGCGAGAAGTGGAAGCGGTGCGAAATGCAGAAGTTCCTGGACGCTGGATGGCAAGTCGGTATTGTTGAAGATCATCCGTTTCCGGTCACTCCAAGGTTTGAGGTCTCCAAGGGATCGGAGCGTAAGGATCACGTTGGTTACTTGACTTTTGAACAGGCGAAGGGGTTAGTAAAGTGACTCAAGATTCTTTGGTTGTGATAATCGGCATGGCTGTTTGCGGTGCTCTAACATCGGCCAATGTTTACCAATACCTTCAATTCGTCGAAGAAAAGCGAGCGACTAGGGCAGACTTGCAAGAATGCCGAAGCGATCGCGAAAAACTTTGGGCGATGATTTCAGAGCTAAAGACAGAAATCGGAAGATTAATGAGGGGCGGCGAATGATCGATTGGCTCCTGTTTATCATCCTGTCATTCCTCGCGGCTGACTTCGTTGCCGGTGTTTTCCACTGGTGGGAGGATAGCTATCTCGACCAAGACACTCCTATTTTTGGCAGGCTCATCGGTGGGCCAAACCAGTTACACCATTCAGATCAGTATGCATTCTTGAAGGGCTCTTATTGGTATCGCAATTACACAACGATTATCCCGTCGATGTTGGCTTGTGGCGCATGCCTTTGCTTTGATGCGACGCAAGACGCATGGCTTACGTTTCT